CGTAATCTTCTAATATAAAAGTCATTATGCCAAGCGTGGATACCGCTACTAGTTCCTAGTACTAGGCTAGTAGTTCCAGCTGGTTTAACACACGTTGTTCTTGCTGCTTTATTTATACCAATTAATTTAGCAACTCTAGAATTCTCTCTTTTAACAACATCTGCGGCTTTAGCCATATCCATCTTTAAAACCTTCTTAGATGCAATCCCTGTCATTGATACACCTATCAAAGCATCTCTCTCAGTTGTCTCTTGCCATATTTCTCTTAGATAGTGGAATTCCGTATAACCTGCTTGAAGCGTACCAATAAAAGCTGCGGCCTTAACACGATCGTTAAGATCTTCTTGGTTCGTGACGTCACTTACATTAACTTCACACAAGTTACAGAACTGATAAGGTCTCAAAGCAATCTCACAACAAGGATTAGTTCCCCAATCTTTATCGTGATTAAAATATATGCCTGGTTCACCAGCCCCGGATAATTCAATACGTTTCCACAAATCTAAGAAAAATTCTTTTGTTATTTTGTGTCTCATCAATACAGCAGAGTTATTGGCTCTACCTCTTTGAGGATTTGTTTCCCACCAATTTCCTGATTTACAAGAAATCATTTCTTCATCGTACGCTGAAAACAAGCTTATTAAAGCAGCCCGTCTAATACCGCCTGCAAGTACAGCATCAGCGATATGACAAACAATATCGTGAACTTCCAGCGTCGTGAGTTTTGTTCCATCTTCTTTTCCATCTAATATTCCTTTAATTTTTACTAAACATTCTTTTAATGGTTGTGGCCCCGGGGCTTTTCCCCCTGAGGTCACGAGCCTAGCTCCCTTTGGTCTAATATCAGAATAATCAAATTTGATCTTAGATGATCTCTTAGAGCCCAAATAAGACTTGATTAAAACCTTAACAGCGTCTGACCAACCTTCTATACTATCACCAATAACAAACCTTCTAGTTCTAGCTTGAAAAGGCCTTGTGACGTGAGGGAGTATGTTGATATGATGTTTTTGAACGCTATAACCAACACCACAACCAGATAGCAAAAGGAACATACACTCGCTAAAACTATCAACATGATCGATAGGCAAGTAACTGCAATTGTATAATCTATTTGGACTGATCTCAATCGGTTTACCGCTGAACTGAAGCGATCGCATAGATGGTAAAACTTTTTTATCATAAACATATTTATAAGCTAATTGTATTTGATCTGTTAATTCTGGATACCTCTTCTGGTGCATCTCTTTGTTTCTCGTGACTAGTTCCTCCCAAGTTTCTCTTCTGTTTAACTCAGGTATAAACTTAGCATACTTCATGTGGACGGTTAAGTCCGCGAGTATCTTTTTGTTTAAATCACTAGTCATTATAAACCGTTAAACATATATCAAAAAGCGGAATATATAAAACGTGATTATTTTTTTCTACCTCATTATATGTTCTAAATCCTATCATTATTCCAGGGTAAAACCCAAAACTTAATTCCCAATCTTTCATTTAATTTTATTTTTATTAATTATTAATTCCACTACTTTATCACATTCTTTCTGATTCTGAGGTTTATATAAAGTCACATGTTTCATCTTATGATTAACATATTTTTTAAACATTTTCCAACGTAACGGGAAGCTTTCGTTTGCTCTACCCTTGCATTCTATTATAAATGAGCTACTTACGAAATCAGGTGTATATTTAATATTTTGAATCTTTTTTTGACCTCTATTTACCATTTCACCCTTTCCATTAGCTTGGCGTTCGTAAGAATCTATTTCAAAATTAAAATCCTCTTGCAGCTCAAATGTTGCACCTTCATATAAAGCGTGTATTTTAGCTTTTTTAAGTGCTTGATACATATACTTTTCTAAACCAGAAGCGAATTTAATCCCGTCGAATGTGACTTTCTTTGCTCTAACGGGACCTCTTTTTCTTTTATACTTCTTCATCATCATCGTAATCGCTTGCACATAATTTTGCGTATCCTTCTTCGTCAAAATAAGAACCGTTATCTCTATATTTATCAATCAAAGCCTCCTCAGATAAGTCTTGCAACTCTTCACGTGCGGCTTGTATGTATAACACAGCATCCATAAGCTCTTCTTGTATGTCATTAAGATATTTTGTAAGACCTTTCATTTTAAGTCTACGTTCATCATCCAGCGA